GATAAAACGTGAGTTAGACCTATTTACAATGTTAGCGTATAGGTCAGTTGCCTTTTCACTATCTTTAGACGGCCCATTACCACCTAAGAAGTTAGCTTCGTCAAGCATTGAACATATTACACTCATACCAATACTATCACTAGCACTTGAACCATATGCATATGAAATACCCTCTGGGAATACTAGTAATGAATTAAGTCTAGGATTCCTTTGGAAGTTTTCATTGAAATATGGTGAATTATCAATTAATGCCCTATATTCACCAAAACCAGTACGTTCTGCCTGTTTCTGATTGACTGAGAAATATAAGAACATAATATTTGTCTTAGACATCAAATTGAACATAGCATTGATATTTCTAAAGCAAGACAACTCATACATCTTACGCATCATGATTAACTCAGCAACAGTATTATGTGATATAACACCATCAAAACAATATGAATGGTCAGTATCTATAGTTAAATCATACGTATGTTCTTCATATGGCTCACTTATAGAAACAACTGTATCAAAGAAAATATCATCTATACATACTCTCTTTAGATAATCAGACTGTTCAATCCAATCTTTATAATATGAATGAAACTTCTTTAACTGTGTTAAAGACATGTTGTCCTGACTTCTAAAAGAAGTAAAACTAGAATGTTCTTTATGTATTACTAAATGATTTTTAGAATCTAAATCTCGTAATATCCTAACAACGTCAGGTACATTCATCCTATTATTTCTATCGCACTTACCACTGACAATATTTTCATAATATTCTTTTAGTCTTTCTTGTTTGAATGGTTCTAAGAAACCTATATTTTCATAATACCTAATATAAGACTCATTGTTAACAATAAGAAGATTATAGTATATATTATTTTCATACCCCTTAACTATTTTAGTATTAATTTTGTAATTAATACCATACATAGATAAAAGACTAGCCAAATCATATATGATTGATTTAGACTTTAAAATTATACTTATCTTACCATTCTTACCAACTGTACCATCTGCATCCATTAAGCCACGAATAAAAGCAGAAATAACTTCTTTTTTACACTCAAATATGAATTTAGGAATACCCTTAGTCTCAGCTGAATACCCAAACCCACTCTCAACAAGTTTAGTTGTATAGTCAGAATTATAACCCCTAATTGCAGAATATTTACCATCGACACTCTTCATATCTCGTGAATATGCTACTTTAAACCTAAACCCTTTTGATTTATAAACTGACTCAATAATCTCTCTTATCTCAACTAAAGAATCCTTTAACCCAACAGACAGACCATAATATGAGTTTTTGCCTTTCTCAACCCATCCATCACCTAAAAGATACCCAATAAAATAAGCCTCATTGATATCAAAATCTCTATCACCAAAAGGAGATTCCTTACGTGATAATACTATACTGTCATTAGGTAAAATATCAATGGTCTTAACCCACTCTATCTTACCATCTCTAACAACTCTATATTTGTGATTCATGGTGCTTCGTAAAATCCTACCACTTGATAGTGTTATATCATATACACTATCAACACCATTATCATATACATCTAGACAATCCTTAAAACCACTCTCAGCTAAAACCTTAAAACGTTTACCCTTATTGTGATACAAGTCATATAACTCTTGAATCTCTATTAATCCAAGAGAAGTGGGTATTTTTGTTTCCTTATGCTGACAGGATTTACCTACCCCGATTGAACCCGAGAGTATGACGGAATTAATCTTTTCACCGTCTTTTCTTGTATCCCTAAAAATATCAACTATAAAGTCTTTCCAATAAGGGTATATGCTCTTCTGGTCAGACCCCACATAATAGTCAGAATTAATCCAATCCTCAATCCTAACTATATCTCTTACCTGTTCAACTCTACCACTATCTTCCCTACGTTGCATCTCCTCCTGTAGAAGTTTTACAAAATAGTCTTTTTCCTTATCAGTCATAGCAGTATATGAACTAGAATCACCTAATAAATCTTCTATTCTAGAATTACCCATATATCAACCCTTTGACTTTGTAATTGCATATAAAATCTCTTTTAGCTTATCACTAGGTACAGAGGACAATAACAATGAAAGCTTATCAATATCAGTAGAACCATCATTATATTTTCTACGCTGTTCTTCCAATGCTAATGCTGTACGTTGATTAATTCTAGACAACTCAGCATACATTGTAAATGCCATCCTAACCCTACTTTCTAACTCTTCAGGAGAAAGGTTCATAGCGGCAGATTCACTAAACAAAATCTCATTAGATGTATCTAGAAACTTTTGTAACTGTGCCATCAATGTAAAGTTATTTAGTGTATTATGTGTTAACCCATACTTAAACTTTACATCAGTAGCACTTACAAAACGATTCAAATCATCGGATGGTGCTAAATCCTTACCATCAATCCAATTCTCTAAATCTTGACTAACATCACCACTACCACTAGATATACCTGTTGTACTATGACTAGAACTATCCTCAATGTCTAATACATCCATAGCTGACATTGTTGTCTTTAAAGAAGTACCAACACTACCATTGCTATCATCTTCTGTATCTTCACTACCTACTTGACTATCTTTAGTATCTTGTTTAACCTCTTCTTCCTCACCTTTAGCTAGAATAGAGATTAAATCATTATTATCCATAGGAGATACCATATTATAACTATATTACCTACTTTTTAACAAACCTACACATTACCATCTTCTGAAACTTCAGAAGTATCGTTATCACCAATCACACTATCAGAAGAATTCTCTACATTCTTCTTAACAGCATATGGTTCAATATTTTCTACAAAATTAACCAAAGCCTCACCCTCTAGTGTATCTTTAACACCTAAAGCATTCGCAACTGACAAAACAATACGTCTTGTAGCTAATTCTGTTTTCTTATAAATATTGCCAGCATTTACAATAGATGCATTAGAGAAATTCCATTTCTTAACATATGCATACATCTTGACATTATTAATTCCCCTCTCTAAAGCTTTATTGCTAGGAATATTGAAATTTGTACCACTACAAATATCGATGAACTTTAAATAATCATCACCTAACATATATTTAACAAACTCTAGTACAGGATTTCCAATAGAAACGCTCAAATACTCAGCATATAAATCTTTCTCTTCATCACTCATAGTGATTGTAGAAATAGAACCATAAGAACTCATAGAACACCATCCTTAAATAATGAACTCAACTCTCTCTGTCTCATTTCCCAAAAGAGTAACCCAACAACACGGTTAACAATATCATTATTGCATTTTAGTTGACTACCAACCTTATGAGAAATATACCCATCCAATTTAAAACCATAAGATTTTAACTTAGAAATAACTTTATCTTCTAAAGCATCACCAAAGCATTTAAACCTCATACAGATTAAATGCACTAGACTATAATCTACAGATGCTACTTCATCTTCAAAGTAGTAATCTAAACTACCACCATCATCAAAAGTTGTATCAAAATCTACTGTGTCAAACTTATTCTTATGATATAAGAAGTTATGCATATCATTCCTCATACCAGTGTATAAGAATGTACACAAATTCCCTTTATCACTTCTAAAATTATCACTATGAATCATTCTCACAGCTTTTAAAACACCAATAGAAACTAAATCTTCTTTATCTTCCCTACTGGCATAGAAATGCTTCCTTACTATAATCTCAGCTAATGTTATCAACTTAGTAGAAAGCACCTCTTCATCTAACAAATCATCTTCGTAAAGTTGTAAAGCCATCTTTTAATACCCCAAATTTTAAATATAGACTGTTAATTAGAAAATGTAACTACTAATTACCATTATAGCACAAAAAGTGCAGATATTAAATACCTACACTTTTCATTATTATTTATATGTAATTGTTAAGACTTACTAATAATTGTATCAATAAAGCTATATTTACTATCTAACTCAGCCTTTAGAACTTCAAGTGGGTCTAAGTTATCATGTAAAATCATATCGATATTATTTTTAGAAAAACCACTCATAATAACCAACCCATTATCATTTTTCTGTAATGGTACTGTGTTATTATAAGAAGAAACATTCCAAAATACCAACTTAGGTAACTTATAACCCACAGATTCAAACTTCTTAGCAATCTTTTCAAATAAAGTATCATTATTTGGGCTTGTACCCATAGCTGAATTGAATTGCATATCAGATACAACTAAAACAGTACTAGGTAAATCCTTAGCATCTACTTTATTCTTAACAGATGTCTCCAAGATTAAGTCGAATACACTTTCAACATTAGTTGTAGACCAATCATCATAATCATCTAGTACAGAAAGTTTATCACGTAACGTATTGCAGTCAGACAAATCAACAACTTCTGGTGAATTACTAAATGTGATGAATTTATCTTTATAATATTCAGATTTATTATGCTGTGTAGTATAAATTGTCAATGCATCAGCAATATCTAACACAGAAACATTTGTACCAAAAGCACTAGTTGTCATAGAACCACTACCATCACGTACCACTAAGATATCGTTATAATCTTTAGGTACTTCTTGTGCATCCCATAAAGCCTCTAATGTTTCATCTTCCTCAACATCCCATCTATTTTTGTACTTACTGATAATATCATATAAGTACATCTTACCAGCATTAATCTTAACATCACCATTTGATAAATCTTCTAAATATTTAGAACGTCTATCTTCATCATGTCGCATAAATGCATTACGATAAATCAAATTAGCCTTAGAAGTAACACCTTGATAATTAATTTCATCCCATTGATTATTAGACATTTTACGTTCAACCACATCAATGTTCTTACGTAAAGAAGATAACATCCTACGATAAGACTTAGAGGACATACCCAAAGCTTTTCTAACTCTAGTAGCTAATTTTTTAGTTTTACGGGAAGTAGTATTTTCAGATGGCAACCACTTAGCCAACAAAGAAATGCTCTCACCACTTTTATCCAATAAAATATCTTCACTTAGTTGATATTTTAAATAATTAAAAATGTAACCTTTAGAGTTTTCATTTGTTGTGTTATCCCACACATAAATCAAGTCATCAAAACGACCTAATTCCTGTAATTTTTTAGTTTGTAACAACGCAAAAACTAACTCAGGCACATTATTAGAAATCTCAGTTAGAATTAAACGATAAGAAGAACGCTCACCTAAACCTTCGTTAATATCACGTAGATACATCAACCACTTCATTGTGTAGTTAGCATCTTCCATAACTGATTTTTTAAATAAAGAAAGTATAGTATCTAATGCAATTAAATTGCTATTAGATAAATACTCAATAGCTTTATTACGCAACAAAGGTACTGAGTTGTTTAAATCCAACAAAGCACTACCTGTTGTTTTATAAGAAACAGCACCATTTGTAGTTGTAGTCTTTACATTGTTTTTTAGTAATTCCATAAAATCATTCATAACAAATCTCCTCTATAATTAATGAACGTAACTAGGTAGAATTAACCCTACCTCTAATAATCTATCTGTAAAGAGTTTAGCATACTTCTCTATCATATTACGTAACTCTTTAAGAAAAGCTAGTAAATCTTTAGTGCCACTATAAGTCTCAGTAAAAATTGTTAGTTGAAACATATAATAACCTAACAGTTTATTATGCATCTCATTATAAGACAAACCCTCAACAATAAAGTTTTCAGGTAGATTCATAATACTCTCAAAATCTTTTTTGAAAATACAATTACTTATCTCTTCTAAAGTTGCCTCAAAACCCACTGCATTTGTCTCTAGAATTTCATCTAGAGTGTATGTCTCTTTTTCAGTATTTTCAGACATAAAAAACCACCCCTCTATGCTAAATCATATCACTTACACTATCTTTAAGATTATATAATCAAACTATGATTTTTTAACATCCAGACCCAAATCAATAGAAATCTTATATAAAATTGTGATATGACCTTATACTAGCATAAAGAAGTGGTTTTGTTAACAGTAGCATAATCTACCATTGTTCTTCTTTTTAACCATGATGATAATAGCTGTATGGGTCTATTATTTAAAAGGAGATTAAATTATGAACAAGACTCAGTCGTTTTTATTTTCCAAAGCATAAAAATTTTAGTTTTTGCTGTATGAGTCTTTTATAACTTTTACTCCACTATATATAATTTTTATCACTATATTTTATACAAGACTCAATTAATGTATACCCAACATAAATTAGCTGTTTGAGTCTTTAAAATATAATTTTTTATGTAACAAGATGCCTTATATCTAAAAACCTGGCAGATAATTATTGCTGTACGCATCTTTTACATTTGATAATTATTACTAAGTTAGGTACAACATAGGAGTGAAAAAAAATCATGTAGACTATGTGTGTTGTTATGTACATATTATACGCTGTACCTAACCCTTGATTACATATTAACACAAACACTAAACATATGCAAGTATTAATTACAAAAATTTACTAAACTTTATTATCTAACAGGTCTACCATACTTACTTGCTACGGATTGAACAGAACCAACACCACTCTGTGAGCGTTTCTTTTCTAAAGCACCCTGTACAACCTTATACATGTTAAGTAACGTAGCTTGTGTATATGGTATATCAACAAACATATTCTTAACCCACGTGGACATGTAACATTGAGCAATAATATTGAAATCACTACCATATGTATCTACCAATCTCTTAATATCTTTATGCCTACAATCAAACCCACAGAAAGAACGTAAACTTTCAGTCATAACAATAGACCAATCAGACTGTAGATTATCTTTAGGAATACTCAATAAATCATTGATATTAGATAATACAACATCTTTATCATTCTTATATGTAGCAATTAAATAATCACAGAATAGTGTTACAGATGATTTAATGCTATCCTTGAAATCTTCCTCACCTAATAAAATGTATTTATCTAGTAACATATGTGCATTACGCATATGCCCACCAGACCTATCAGCTATCAACAACTTAATCTCTTCAGAAAGATTTAAATTTCTCTCCTCTGATACTTTAGTTAAGTTATCTACTATCGCTTCTACAGGAACATCATTGAAATTAATCTCTAATGCCCTACTACGTATAGTCGGTAGTAACTTTTGAGGGTCAGTAGTCGCTAGAATATAAATCGTCTTACCTTTAGTCTCCTCAAACATTTTAAGCATGGCTGCCTGAGCTTGTGACGATACTGTATGTGTTTCGTCAAGAACGACTATTCTCCAATAATCACCAAATGAAACAGTAAAGATATCACGTAGTTTTTTAATCTCTTCAACATTACCCACAACAGTAGAATCAAATTCATAATAGAAAGGTGAATTTAATAAATCATAATTCTCATCTTTAATATTATTTAACTCTCTACCAACAATACGTGAAGCTGTAGTATTATGATTAATCAAACCATTAGCTGTAAATGTAGCTGTACCCTCTACAGTTAAATCATACACATCATATTCGTTATACAATTCTTTCTTAGAAGAAACCCTAACAAACATATAATCTTCTAATAGTTGACTATACCCCTTAATAGTTCTATTCTTATTAACATCTATACCAAGAACCTGAGCAACCCCAACTAACTTATAATAAGAATCTACTGACATAGTTTTAGTTCTCTTATTATTAATAAATCTAAAGTCACTTTCTCTCATGTGCATATAATTAGATAGTGGTAAATTATTTAAGTTATTACCATCTTTAATTAACTGATACATCTTATCAGCAATAAACCTTGTATACTCATCATTAGGTATTTTTAACTTACTACATCTATAATTAACACAGCCCTCAAAAAAGTAACGAACCAACCCTAAATCAGAAAATAAACTTTCAAAAGCTTTATGCCTACTGGCAGAATCTGCTATCTTTAAGTCATATAAACTACCACTAACAGCATCAACACATGTAACAATACCAAGTAAATAGAATAGTTGTTGTAAATCTCTTGCCACACTCTCTGTGAAATTACCAAATTTAAATTCAAACCCTTTACGATAATACTCACATACAACAGACAAGAAACCACAAATAAACTCTCTATTTGATGAAAATACAAATTCAGGTATTGTAACAACATCTGTAAAGAAGTCTTTTATATACCTACTTAAACTAGTCTTAATACAGATACCCTTATTATCTACTATACTATAGTAATCCTCTTTTAAACCTTTTGAAAGATACTCAACATTAGTAGATGCTATGATGATACCATCAAAGTAGTAATCATTCACATAGCCATAAGACAATATATTGAAAAATAAAGTCCCTAAGAAATACCCCTTATCTCTTTCTGAGATATCCTCTTTCATGAACTCATAAGTTTTAGATTTATTATCAAACAAGATATCATGTTTTAACGGAATAGCAACAAAGTCATCTGTTGTAATGTCTTTAAGCTTTTTCCACTGTAAACCTCCCTTACCACCATACACCTTAACCCTATGATTATATGTACCTCTAATCTTAAAACTAGGAGAACTAATCTCTACTACTTTCCTCTTACCACCATAATAATAATGCGTAGCTGTACTACCAACAACTTTAATATTTTGAGGTGATATATCCATAAAACCCTCTTCATCATATTCAGGATTTTGTACTAACTCATCTATTCTCTTATACCCATCACTTGTATGAACCCTTGTATCACCAGTTACACATTTACCAGTACCAAAGCTACCACAAAATAATAACACTTTAGGTGCATTTTCTGGGTTTTTAATAATTGCCTTTATTAGACGTTTAGCCTCTTCTTGACCAGCCATATCATCTAAGGTCTTAGGACGTAACTCTTGACTTAACATAAAAATCTCCTAACTATAATTTTCAATATAATTCATGTTTATTTCTTTTACTAGATATGATGTATCAACATTAGATAATACACTAGAAACATCACTTCCAACAATATACTTCTTAGACCTTATATTCTGCAAAACAGAAATAGGTATAACCATATAATCACACCCTAGTTTTTTATTTCTAAATTGAAACCCTTTAAAGCATATTACTATCTTATTAGTAATAGTCCACCACTTAGGAACTAAGAACTTTCTATTAATACCACGTACCGAAATATTACACATAGTATCTGTTATAGTATCTACACTATCAATCATCCCTACAATAGCTTTATTAACATCTCTATCTTTCAAACCAAATCACCTCTCACAAGATACCACATTAAACACAGTTAATCTATTATTAATATAACATATATACTATGTATTGTAAAGTTTTGTAATTACAAAATAAAAAAGAGTAGGTATTATCTACCTACTCTTTTAAGACTATGAAATTATTTCAATTCTGTACCATAAGCATCACGATATGTATGTTCACCATATTGAGTGTTTACTTGAACACGTTCAACTTTGTGAATTTCATTATCAGAACCACTTTCACGTACAACCACGAATCGTTGTGCTTTTTCTACGTCTTTCAATTCAGGTTCAAACTCTTTAATAGCTTTAACCATGTTAGCATCCATTACAGCACCACGTTGTAATGCACGATATAAAGCAGTTGCGAACTCATAACGAGTCATAGCTTTA